GTTTTTCATCAAATAGATTAGACAATATTTTAACTATCTCCTGCGAATCATTTAATCTTAAAAGCATAACTTGGTCAAGTTTTACATTGCAAAGAATCTCAATCATTTTAGCGTTTAAAAATCGCTGATCTTCTACCGTTTCTTGAATCTTTAAAAAATGTTTATACTGCTTTAATGTAATATCTTTTAAGGATGTAGGTATTTTAATATTCATTTTCATATATATATAACGTATTTATTTAGGTTTTTTATAATAGTAAAAGTAACAAAAAAAAGGCAGCCATTTCTAGCCACCTCTAATTGATGTAAGTTTTCCCAAGTTATTCTTACATCATATCGGCTTCATAACAATTATTAGAACAATAATCTTTATCGTGATGCATTGGTTTCCCACAAACTCCACATTCGAATTCTGGTTGCTCGTGTGGGTTTAAATAGTCATCCCAACTCATTATATTTGAATTGTTAAAAGGAGCGTTAATATCAAGGCTAAAGTATAAAAACAAATTAGCCATTTCCAGTTGTTAGGGTCTTTCTTTAAAAATTTCTTTATCATAATTATTCTTTTATTAAAATTAAATCTAATTCTTCGGCTACATAATTAATATGTTTTTGAGTTGTTTGACTCCAATATCCTAATTGAATTAAATCGTTTCCTTCTATCTTTGCTACTTTAGTTGAATAGCTCCATACATCGTTATTATGGATGCAAAGGTTTTGCTTGTACTTGTCTAATGTTATCATATTATCTTCTGTTTTTAATTTCTTTAATTACTTTTTTTAATATATTGTTATTAAATGAATTAGGTGTTTCTTGGCAAAATTGATATTGTTTCCATAAATCTTCAATTGTCCAATTTGTAAAAGAATTTGTCATATCTATTTATTTAATTATACTCAAAGGTAATGTAAGTTATCTTATAATCAAAATATTTAATAACTTTTATTTAATTAAGAGCATAGCGACCAAAGTTCGGTCTTGACAATATAGAGTAAGTCGCATACCGACAGGGGTCAATAATATGATTGTGCTTGTCTTCTGGAACATTAATTAACATCCCTGCTTTATCTTCTTTCCACTTATAGTTTCTAAATTCAGATATGGCATTAGTTGAGGAACTTAAAATGTGAATCTTGTACCTCTTCAATAAATCAATTCCGGCATTGATTGAATCCTTTCCTTTTATACTTGGAAATATATTGTGACCCATTCTCCTCAACTCTGCGATTAATCTTGGTTCTGCTGAATCGGCATAAATTGGATTAGATAAAAGCTTCTCTTCTTTTAAGAATATATTAATATCATTTGTTGTCATTTGAGTTCGATACAAATGTTCTTTTATATATAGATTATGACCTTGAGTATAGACAGAAACTAAAGTGCTTGGGTCATTTGAATAACCAAAGTCCATTCCATAAGCTATCAAAGTAGCATCAACAGGAACAAGATTAATTTCTGAATATGTAAAAATTGTGCTTCTACTTGCAGCTCTTTCGCCTAATCCGTAAACTTGCCAATATTGGTCATCTGTATCTTTAAGTCTTTCAATCTCTTTTATTATTGATTCTTCAATAAATGGATTATCTAAATAGGTAGTTTTAAAAAAGGCACAATCTTCTCGTGGCAAGACTTTGTCATAAATCCAATGGTATTCATCCGATGGATTAAAATCCAGGATTATCTGCTCCTGCGTTCTAAAGATTAATTGTTGCCAATCTTCAAAATATAGTTCGTTTGCTTCATTGATAAAAAGCAGGTCTCTTTTTCTACCTCTAATTTTTTGTGGCTGATCTAAAGAAATAAACTCAATTAGATTTCCATAAAGATGGTATTCAGAATTTGACTTATTATGGAACTTTTCTCTATATATTTTGTGAGCCTGGAGGATGCTAATAAAATCTCTTAAAACTGTAGCTCTTAAACTTGGAAAAGCTTTTCGACATATAGTGATAATCTTATTATTATTATTTGTGCAGTATTGGAATATTATCCAAAGCAAGATATTATAAGTTTTGCCGGAACGAGTTCCTCCCTGCTCAACTAGAATCTTCTTTTCATTATCTAGTAAATGCTCATAGACTGCATTAGTCTTTATCTTTAGTTCTTCCAATTATCTCGATTTGAAAGTTAGTAGGCATTCCTTCAGCTCCTGTGATTTCTTGCCTTTCTACATAACCCCTGTGCTTAGCTTTAGTTTTTAAATAGAATATTGTAGCCGAAGTTGAGCCATCTTGAATCTGTTTGTGTAATTGGCTTTCAGCAAAATCAATCGCAATATTTGAAATATCGTCTACTTTTCTTTTAAATTCTTCATCGTCTTTACAATATTTATAAAAGGTTTCCCTGCTACATTCTACCTTCCTACAAGCTGTTGTAACGACACCTAATGCCTTTTCTAATGCAGACAATAGATTCTCTTTTAGTATGTCAGATTTTGTCATAATATTTAATTTAGAGCGATAGGGTAGAATCGAACTCCTCCTCTTAACTGGAATGTTAAATGTGCAACCATTACACTTCTATCGCATTTATTTGTTTTGTCTCTTTTCTAATGTTATTTTTTCTCCTTTGTACATTCCTGCTCCCTGCTTATCAATTTCACTAAATTCTAAAACAGGAGCATTTATTTTACAAGATTTATCAATTATGTAAATATATCTATTTTGAAACCCTTTTAAGGCTTTAGCTCCAGAAAAGTCATATTTGCTGTCTCCTCTTTTTGCAACAACTTCTCCATTTGCTAATTTATAAATAGTTGAGTTTTTATTTATTTGAGTTAATTTGAATCCACTTGCTCTATATATTGTACCATCTCCACATTGAGTTGCATCGCTATAACTTAAAATCCATTTTATTTGTGGAGCATTCTTTTTTATTAATCGGATGCTTATTGCGATACATCTGCTTTCTGAATATTTAGGAAGATAGTCATCAAATGCCATTCGATTCAATTCTAGCATCTCGTTCCATCTTTTGTTAAAATCTAATACTCCAGAATTTACTAAAGGTAATACATTTCTTTTATCCATTGGAGAACCGTAGCTCATAACTCCGTGAAGTTGATTATCTAAAAAGCAGCCAAAATGTAAGTTGCTCATATTAACAACCTTTCCTGAATAATGATTTTTTTTGACAAATTCATTAGCCACTTTAGAATTTATAACTTTTACGATTATTTCTTTTGCTCTGCCCACTGCTGAATTATTAAGTATAAAGCGTTTCCATTTCCGTTCTCATTTCCGAAAGTTTCAACGTATTTATATTCTTCTGTATTTTTTATGTCTGTTATTGCGTTTTTTATTACCTCAACTTGAGTATCTGCTAAAGTAAAGGTTTGTTTTTGAAATGGTTCTTTTTCTCCATCCGGCAAACTAAAGTGATCAGCTGTTTCAATATCGTCCATTGATTGCCAAACATCCATCCCCCAGTCTGTTAATTCTTTAGTGTTCCAACTATTCGCTAATATATCCCAATCCCATTCTCCAAAGCCTACATTATCTTTTATAACAAATTGTTCCATTTCTTTGTCTGTCAATTTATCTGCTTTGATAATATATATTTCTTTTAATCCTATTTCTTGACAAGCCTTGTATCGCATATTGCCACCAAGGATTCCCATCTCTTTATTTACAACAATAGGTCGGAGCTTTAGCATCTCCGGAAACTCTTTAATACTTTGAACTAATTTTTTAAATTTAGCTTCTTTTATAGTCCTGGGATTTGTAGGATTTGAAAAAACTTCATTTATTTTAACTTTTTGAATCATATTTATATAAGACTAATTATTAGATTTTTCTTTCCACTCCCAACTTTTAATAAGATTTGAAATACCTGTATACGCTTTTTCGATACTTTCTTCCGGAATAGAATTGACCAACTTAACTATTGGAGCATTTAATTGTTTGTCTAATTTACTATTTTTTTCTATTAAATTGTTGCATTTGTTTTCTAA